AAGAGACCAAATCCCTTTCTGAAAGAGAAGGAGAAATAGTAGAAAAAGACAAATTGACTATCAAAAAGGGTGATAATGTTGTAGTAGACGACAAAGTTGTAAAAAAAAGTAAAAAAGAAGAAACCAAAGTCCAAAAGAACAAAATAGACAAAAGTAAATATTCACAAAATCAAATTGTCGGTAAAGACGACATGTATTGTTACATAGGAGAAGATGATAATATGCGCCAGTGTATACAAGTATTTAAAGATGATGTGTGCACGTCGGGTGATATTTTTAACAGGATTGATGAATGTCTAGTTCCTCGTATAAGTAAATAGCGACTGGTTCTATAATTTTTCAATAAATGTCACATTATTATTTAAAAACAAAAGAGAATTATCGCCCTTTATTCCAGAAGTGATTCCTCTTTTAACGCGTATAACATCAGATTCGCATGTAGCAGATGTAGCGGCAGTATTTGAAAGTTGTCCTCGTCTTGATGAAGCAAGTGCTGAATATTGAGTTTTTTTATTGACTGTTGTGTTTTTCTTATATTTCAATACTTCTGCTTTTCTTCTCATTTTATATTGTTCGTAACTAGTTTCGTTGAAATTTATCATTGTATTTTCAGTGCGCCCAGTTGTGTCTGGCGTGACAACTTCATCTCCGGTTTCTCTAGTTTTTAGAACACGCAATCCCTGTAACGCAATAATAGACGCGCTAGGATCCGTCAACATACTTTCATCTGTAGTATCCGCGTCATATTCAATTTGTGAATAATCTATTTCGTCGAATACAATACTTGTTGTCATTTATATTACAAAAAGGTAAAAATAAAAATAAAATAGGAACAATGTATTTTATTTTTATTTTGTTTTGTTTTGTTTTCATTCAAACTCAAATTACTTCTATTTTAGATGGTATTATCTTTTCAGACAATTTAAAATCTTTCTTGTGATCATGTTCGCACATATGAATTTCAGGACATCGATGTTTGATACAAAATATTTTGTCACATTTTGTACATGTGATATTGATAACACTTTTCTTCTTGCAAATATTGCACTTATTTGATTTCTTGAGACCAGACTTTGTTTCTTTTTGTGGTTCCATTTTTAATTGTGTATATACTTTGTAGATTGAAAAATATTATATTATTGAAATCAATTTTTTGTCAGTTCGCTGAGACCGTGATCTGTTTCACCAGTGACAATATTGTCTCCTTCAAAAAGCTCTTTCTTTATTTCATCTATGGAAGCATTCACACCAAGTTTCTTTTCAAGAGTGCTGCCCTCATCTGTTCCAACAAGTTCACCGTCTTCATTAATAGTTTGTGTCAATTTGTTTCCATGCTCTTTGGCCTTTTCCATATTTTCCGAAATAGCCTTCAGTTTTGATTCTTTTACACGCTTGTCAAATTGCAATTTAGCCTGCTCTTCATTTTGGTTCTTCTCGTGCATGAGTTGGTTCAATTCCTTTTCAAGATATTCAACGCGCCCAGTCTTGTAAGCGTCTGGATGAAACGGAACCCATAATCCTACTGGACCGACGTATACATCATGATTTGGGTCAATTTGGCGCAACATTTTACACCTCATTTCTGCTTCTTCTTGGGTTGGAAATACACCTCTAACCTTTAATCCTCTTACCGATGTCTGAAATTCGTGTTCCTTATTGAATTGAGTCTCATATTTTTCTTCATTCTTATCCATAAAGTTCTTGTAGTCATCGTGAATATTTTCATACATAGAATCTTTCTCAATTGTAGAAAAATCCTTGAGGTCATTCATGACTTCCTCCGTGTTTAGTTCATATTTGAATGAAAGATAATTGGAAAATTTAGTCAATAATTCAGCTTGTTTGTTGAAGTTGTATTGTTCGACAAACTTTTCAAAAAAATAAAGGTTCTTTTCTTTTAGTATTTTTTCAGGAGAAACAAAAGATAAGCACACAAACTTTTGTTCGGCGATGGGTTTGTCCTCATCCAACAAATCAATATGTTCCGACATTGTTATCTATATTATAGAACAAAGTTATTTATATTTTTTTTCTATTTATATATTATAAAAATATTATGCAATTGAATGTTCAAGAAGTTTTGAAAAGAGTTATTAAATATTTAGTGGAGGGTCTCATGGTAGCGATTGCTTGCTACGCGATCCCTAAGGCCTCGCTTAAATTAGACGAGATTGGCTTGATTGCCCTCACCGCCGCTGCAACATTCTCGGTTCTTGATACCTACATTCCGTCGATGGGCGAAAGTGCTAGAACTGGTGCCGGATTCGGCATTGGTGCTAACTTGGTTAGATTCCCGAAAGGATTTTAAGTAAATTTTGAATTGATAATATAATGAAGATTTCTTATATTATCATTATAACAAACAAATTCGTCTAGTTTAAAGAGTAGGAATAAAATCCCATCCTAAATCTTGACAAATGTTTTTCCAAATTTGATCTTGCTCTATTTTCTTTTGGTCCTTTAGCATTGGGAAATGTTGTAAATATTCTTTTTCATCGAGAAGTTCACAAAGTTTGTATAAAGTATAGTAATAATTAAGGAAGTTTACGCGATCACTCGGACAATATTTAGCGTATGGGACCTGTATGTCTATAAACAAGTTACATAGCGTTTCCTCTAATTGTTGACTCATTATTGGTGGTTTTATTCCTAGTTTGTCTTTTATGAATGTAATGTGCTCGTAATATTTATTATATCCTAACTTTTTCAGTATTTCTTTAGTTCGTTTGCTTGTCAGTTTGTTAAGTGTTATTCTTTCCTTTTTAATTTGATTTTTGATAGTTTCAATGACACTATCTGGTATATCAGTAGACTCCTTTGCTTGGAACTGTGCTAGAATTTCTTTAAAGTGATTTATACGACGATAGGCATAAAAAGAAATTTCTTTAGGAGGCTCTTTGTAAGCCGGTTTGTCGTTGTGGATTAAATATTTGTCAATTGAAAAGCATTTATTACAAATAAGTATTCCATCATATATAGATTTTATGAGTTCGCCTTCTTTACATATATGACACATCTCACATTCGTCACCATTAGCGTTGCAATAATGATAGTTTTCAATGTATACCTCAAAATTATTTTCTTTTAGATATTCTTTCATATTTTCACTACATTTGCTATGGGAAATATAATCTTCTTTTTTGGATTTACTAAAAAAATTATCTAGCGCTTTTTTGGGGTTATTGTTTTTTTCAATATTTTGCTTTGTAACAAAATAAGAAAACAAATGCTCTGAATTAGAAAGAAGATAGTCATTCATTTTTTTGTGAGAAAGAGCTATTTTATTGTTTAGTGTTTTTATCTTTTCTTTGTATTTCTTAATTTTTTCTTCGTTATCACATATTTTTAGCTTGTTTTGAATGGATTCTATTTTTGCCCTAGATTTCTCTATAGTTGAAGTCTCTTCTTTACGAAATGAATCTATTTGTTTTGAGAATAATTTATCTAATGTATGATTTGATTCTATTTCGGACATATATCAACTTTTGTGTATTTCTTTTAAATATAAAATAAAAAATATAATCAAATGAATGAGATTGATTTGAATAAATATTGTTCAAATAACAAAGAAATGAGTAAAATGGTTTTCATTTTTAACGCAATTGAAGATGGATGGAATGTGAAAAAAAATAAGAATAGTTACATTTTTTCAAAGCATAAAAGTAAGGAAAAACAAGTTTTTACTGAAGATTTTTTGAATAAATTTATTACAAAATATTTTAATTTAAACTAAATATTTTTATTTTTTTTTCTTTTAGTATAGTATAACAGAAAATCATGGGTGGTGGTTTAATGCAATTAGTAGCTTACGGCGCGCAGGACGTTTACTTGACCGGTAATCCGCAGATTACCTTCTGGAAAGTTACCTACAGAAGACACACTAACTTCGCTATGGAGTCGATTGAGCAGACCTTCAACGGTCAAGCCGATTTCGGTCGCAGAGTTACATGCACCGTTTCGAGAAATGGTGACTTAGCTTACAGAACCTACTTACAGGTTACTCTTCCGGAGATTGGTCAATCGCTTAACAGTAACGGCGATGTTTACGCCAGATGGCTTGACTTCCCGGGACACCAGCTCATTGAGAATGTTGAGGTTGAGATTGGTGGTCAAAGAATTGAGAAGCAATACGGTGACTGGATGCACATCTGGTGCCAACTCACCATGGACAAGAACCAAGAGGCTGGTTACTACAAGATGGTTGGTAACACCACTCAGCTCACCTTCGTCACTGACCCGACCTTCGCTGAGGTTGATGGTCCGTGCGACTCGTCGGCGCCGAGACAAGTTTGCGCCCCGAGAAATGCTCTTCCGGAGACCACTCTCTACGTTCCGCTTCAATTCTGGTTCTGCTGCAACCCGGGTCTTGCGCTTCCGCTCATTGCCCTTCAATACCACGAGGTCAAGATCAACCTTGATCTCCGCGCCATTGATGAGTGCTTGTTCGCTGTGAGCGTCCTTGAGGGTGGCAGCGGCGATGTTAAGGTTTCGGGTGCTTACGCTCAATCGCTCGTTTCGGCTTCGCTCTACGTTGACTACGTCTACCTTGACACCGATGAGAGACGTCGTATGGCGCAAAACCCGCACGAGTACCTCATCGAGCAGCTTCAGTTCACTGGTGCTGAGTCGGTTGGTTCCTCGTCGAACAAGATCAGACTTAACTTCAACCACCCGTGCAAGGAGCTTGTTTGGGTTGTTCAACCGGACGAGAATGTTGACTACTGCGCCTCGCTCACTGCTGGCGAGACTCTTTACAAGGCTCTTGGTGCTCAGCCGTTCAACTACACTGATGCCGTTGATGCTCTTCC